AGAGATACGCGGAATGATGGACAATGCTTCGTGGCAATATAGGAAAAATAAAGAGCAGGAAGAGGCCAGAGCACTATTGCGCGCAGAATATATGCGACGAAAGGAAACTGCTAAGGAAAATATGGTAAGTAAGATAAATACGTATATTGAGGAGGAGTAAATTTTTATTCAATAAATTTTTATTATAATTTATTGAATCACGACTTAATATTGAAATTTTCGGTAAATATCTCCTTCTTTGTAGGAGGCTTACTTTTACGCAGAGTAAATGTTGTAGACGAGGGGATTGACTGTTGATTCAGTAGAAAATCGTCATTGTCCTCGTGTAATTCGGGTAGGATTCGGGTCAACGGTTTATCTACGATAAGGAGAAGGCGCTCGTTTTTTAGCAACTTTCTATATTCCTGAATGGTAAGATTACCGTAAAACTTGTCTAACAAATAATGTGGGTTTGGTGCCGGTTTAATATTTTTATTATAATCGTATATTTTACAATACAGGTGGTTTAACAAACTATATCTCTCTACGCGCGTGGAGACATCAATGTGTTCATTGAATAAATACGACACCGAACATTCGGGGCTACAAAAACACCCATAACAATGATACGTATTATTCAATTCGTATTTTGGAATATAGATAGGTGGGTTGTCGAAATCGCACGTGCACCAAAAACAAGCCGACCGTTTATCCGATATATTGTTGGTATGGAGATTAATAGCCAGCTCATTTAATTTTTTCCAGATATTTTTTTGCTCGTCGCCTTCCTCATTAACAAGAGCCTTCTTCTTTTTATTGTTAATAACATGATAGGGTAGGTCTGGGTTAGTATCGAATTGAAATGAATCTACGTTTTCCTTTCCGACATTTTTAATTTGAAGGTCTTTTTCGCCGCATTTTAAATGTAAAATAATATTAGGTTCAGGAACAATAACGTTTGTAGGGTTTTCGGGTTTCTGTATAAGTTTACCACCTTTCGGTTTTCTACCACGCTTCTTCGGAACCTTTACTTCATCAGTTTTACCAGTCATATTCATATCCTAGTTATTTTAATTTAAATACTTTTAATAATTGTTTTAAATCGGCTCTGAATTATGATAGCACTTTCTACACACAGGTATATATTCCTCGGTTCCAATGAGCTCCTGTTCGTCGGCGTGTGAAATACGTTTCGTAAATATAGCATCTTTATTTTTACATACACCACAAATGGATTGTAGTTTGGTTATTTTATCACAGAATGGAATTAAATCGAGTAATTCACCAAACTGTTCTCGTTTATAATCTCCGTCTAACCCACAAAGATATATTTTTTTATGGTATCTCTCCACGGCACATTTGACCCATCCAACAATATCGTCGAAAAACTGGGCTTCATTTATCAAAATGATAGATGCCTCTGTGAACTCTAGAGACGAAGACCCATATTCAATATCCGAAAACTCGCTTAGACGTTTAACCGATTTACAAGGGATCGCTATATTGTCATGCGAAGATATAATATTCTCCCCATATCTCGTATCACTTATATAATTAATCGAAACTATGGTCGCTTCACAAAAAGTATATCGTTTGTGTATTTTTAATAGTTCGCTTGTCTTTCCCGACCACATTGGACCAACAAACATTTCAAGATATCCACACTCGTTCATATGTATTTTTACACGGATTATATTTCTATTTCATTTTTATATTAAATACATGATAATTATTGTATAATATGAATGATTCCCAAAAACCATGGGTGGAAAAATATAGACCTACCAATTTCGACGATATAGTTCTGGATGATATTAATAAAAACATTCTACATAATATTCTTAACTCTAATAGTTTTCCAAATCTCTTATTATATGGGCCACCAGGAACCGGAAAAACCACTACCATTATAAATCTTGTAAACAAATTCCATAACAAACAAAATCAGAACAATAAGAGTCTGACGATTCATCTTAACGCATCAGACGAGCGTGGTATTGATATTATTCGAAACCAAATCAACCAATTCGTCAACTCCAAAAATCTCTTCGTATCCGGAACTAAACTTGTTATATTAGACGAGGTTGATTATATGACTAAGAATGCTCAACAAGCATTAAAATATCTTCTCAGAAGCATTAATAACAATGTTCGCTTTTGTCTCATATGTAATTATATAACAAGAATTGACGAATCTCTACAGAACGAATTTATGAGACTAAGATTCAATCAACTTCCCCAAAAGGAAATCATTAAATTCCTAAAAAATATAAACGACAAAGAGAACCTTAATTTTACCGATAATATGCTAATGTCAATTCAACAACTGTATAAATCCGATATTAGAAGTATGATAAATTATATGCAGTCAAATCACAACATTAAGTTATCACAAAACGTCATTGACAACAAGCTATGGAGAGAATTAACGAAAATGTTTTTGAATCCCGTGTCAAACACTAATAATATTGCCACATATATAGACGGTATAATTGGAACCTATAATATAGACGAAAAGAATCTTATCAAAGACTACATGAACTATATTATCAGATACGAGATTGAATATATTAACACAGAACTACTAAAATGTATGGAGTTCATCATACACATATCTAGCAACGACAACCGATATTTAATCACATACTTCATTTGTAGAATGCGCGAAATATTATCAGGATGAACACAACGTCTTCACATTGCTCTAAGTTAGATTGTATGAATATACTAAATAATTGAATTAGATATACTTAAAGAATATATAAACAACTATAATAGAATGATGGACATTAACGCAGCATGGAGTGATTTTTGTGACGGAACGTATGACGTTACGCAAAAAGAGACGGATACATCTCCACCGCAAATTGCTCCGAAATGCTCTGACCTATACATCTCAACGAAAACTAAAATATCCTACCTATCTCAACCTATCGATATCAACAATGTTTTCTGGGAAATTCCTGTCAACGATTATCACGTCCCCATGGAAGGAATTATTAAAAAACAGATGAAACTAAATTCGCATTCTGAGACCGATTTTAACACGCTTCAGAAAAAAATCACCAATGAAAGAACGAGACACACTTACGTAGAAGAGCATATTATTCAGCGTATTGTTAATGAGGACGGACGGATTAAATATAAGGACGTGAGAAAAATAAGCGTTGGATTGTCAAAAAAAGACATTATTAGCTATCGATGTAAAAAGAAGGGCGCATTTTATAACTGCTTCGTATTGATAATTCGGGTAAAGTATAACAATGCGTTTAAGGAGATTCACGTTAAAATATTTAACACAGGGAAACTAGAAATCCCCGGTATTCAGAATGACGATTTGCTAATTAAAACGCTAGATATTTTAATAAATACTATTAAACCACACGTGTCATCGCAGCTTACATACGACAATGCCAAGACCGAAACCGTTCTAATCAATTCAAATTTTAAATGTGGATATTTTATTGACCGTGAACGACTATTTGATATCATCAAATCTAAATATAACATTAATAGTTCATACGACCCTTGTTCGTACCCGGGAATTCAGTGCGAGTTTTATTATGATTCAAGTCTTACGATTCAAACTGGTAAAAAACCAATCGCAAACGAGTTCACAAAAGTATCGTTCATGATATTTAGGACAGGCAGCGTATTAATCGTAGGTAAATGTACCGAGGATATTCTCCATAAAATCTACTTGTTTGTAAGAACAATGCTGGAAACAGAGTTTAACGAAATTCACATTCCAAATATAGGCGGTTCACTAACCTGTAAACCTATCGCCAAAAAAACCAGTCGAAAAAAAACCATACTAATTAAGAAATAGTAAGGACTCAAATAATGGGCAGTGTCGATATATATCCAATTACATAATCTTGTTTATATAAGTATTTAAAGCGTTAAAATAAAATAAGTATATAAATGACTTCTGAGACAAATTACTCTGCGCCGAGCAATCAGTGCCTACAGCACGCCGTTAAAATCGCCATCGTCGAAGACAGACCTATTATGATGGACTACTGGACTAACTCGCACGACAAAAACGTCCTCATAGGTGTTAAGGAGGATGGGGAAAAGCTTCTCGTAAAGAGCGAGGATGAGTATACATCGCCTATTTCTAAGATTTTCAAAGTTGAGACTGAATACATTATCGTAACGGAAAATTCGCTATACATTGTGGACAGCACGATTCCCACTAAAAGAATTAGTTAAATCGTCAGTGGCATATTTTAAAGTAAGTGCGCGTGCTGTTTCATCGTGTTTATTTTTATCGTGCTTTAATAAATCGGCAATGCTACATACTAGCGGGTCATCGGGATTTGGGTCGGTCATTAACGAACATATACTGAGCAATATTGTGCTTATCGAGAGCGCCGGACTCCACTGGTCCTTTAGTATGTCTAGACAAATTGATCCCTTGCTATTAACATTACAATGATATATCTTGGTTAAGAATGAAATCCTCGGTGGTTTAAATGGGTAATCAAGTGGAAATATAATCTTTAGATAAAAAACACCATTGTGATATGGACTTCCCTCCGGTCCAGTTATTGTTGCCTGCCACTCGTGAATATTGTCTGCTATCGGCCCAGCAGAACAATTCGCCGGTGGCGCTTTTATCATCTCATTTAAATCCGCGTGAATGCGCTTTATTGTAGTCATATACTAAATATGATTACAATTATATTTATACTATATTAAATTATTATTACATAAACAACGTTTTACATACAACACCAATAATTACAAATACCACACCAATAACTATTTTAAACCGTTGTTTCATTATATTATATTGGTATACATATTTATATCGGTATACATATTTATATACGGGCCGAGTTTATAACATAGATTTCATCAATCTAATTTCCTTTTCTTGTGTCTCTATTATTTCTTTCGCTAATTTTTTTAATTCGGGATTATTTGTTTTGTTATATATTTTATGAGAAGTGGTCAACGCAGTAGAATGATGTGGTATCATCCTTCTTAACCATTGGGAATCGTCAACCAACAGCTGTTGACGCAATAAAGCCGACATACAAATAGATAAAACAATACCAATACAGAAAACAAATATATTAATATGTCCCATAGATAAGTAATGAACTAACTCATGTCCCCATATCATATTCGACGCCATTAATAACCCACCATAGAATAGCGTTTGTGATATATATAGGTCTGATAACCTATATGCTAATACGTTCATAGGATTGAACAACATACCAATAATAACCATTACAATAAACATAATAATTTGTCTTTTATATAAACCGCCTTTCATTTATATATAATACAGGGGAGAACTTTTTAACTGTCTAAAAATAGCGTTCACCGTTTGCGTCTGGTCGACGTATTGCCAGTCTTGCCGCTCTTATTTCTGCTCCGCTTTTGTTTTCCGCGCTTACCAGTGAATATCGTCCACGGTTGTGAGAGTCTATCGGGCATATACGGTTCCAGGTGGTCCCATTGAGCATGCGCCTTCAAAAAGTCTTTCGCAATGAACGCAGCACCACACGACGACCCCCATCGCCCCGAAAAGCCCATTTTCTTGGCAAGAGTTGTGTCGGTTACAATACCGTCAATCGCGCCCAGAGGCTGGAATGGCTTTGGTCGGTCCGCCTGAGACATGTATTCGCGATTGTCCATCTCATAATGACTACAGCACGTTCTCGAACTAGGATTAACGCGGTTAAGATAAACGTCGTAGTGGTCTGCTAGAATTCGCTGACCAATATCGATATCTATCTTTCCCTTATGCTCCTTCATCAATTGGGTAAGGCGAACCCGTCTCGCCCCCTGATGACGTCTTATGTCGTCAAATCCGGTATTTTTACACTCTATGTTTCTGATTCTATCATCAGTCGCGCCGTTAAATCCAACAAAGTATCCGTTCTTCTTCTTCTCAACCTTTACATACTTGAGCCCTAACTCCACGCGCATAATGGTATTCGTCTTAGTATCACCAAACAACCAAGAGTTCGCGTAATCGCCTCCATTGTTCTTTGTCAACATATCGACACAGTCGTCCAGCGAATTCGCATATTGAACCACATTACGGATGCGACAGCAGATTGGATCGTTGAGTTCAAACACATTGAATCCACCGAGCGTCGTCTCCGTACATATTAATCCGTTGCTGTTTACGAAATAATCGGTTCCACTCGCAATGTGTCCAGGCGGCGACTGCATTATGAACGAATGACCTTTGGTTGGTTTCACCTCCACGACAATATTACAGAATTGCGCTTCTACAAAAAAATCAAATGTGTTGTGGGCACAAACAATCTTTCCATCCTTGGTAAAATCACCTACCGCGATAAACCCAGTACATTTATCCATCTTCATACCATAGTCAATTGTCTTTACCTCGCTAGTTTTATCGCCCACAAACATATGACCGAACTTTTTATTGAGCTTTTCGTTATTAACAACGAGCCCCGGTATATAGTCGGCAATGTATGGAATGCTGTAATTACAATTCCACATTACAATGTCATCCATAGATATCTTCGCACCACGCGCATTTGCTCCCTCCTTAATTCCGCGCATCTCCTCGTAATATTCGGGGTAATTGTTTTTAATTTTAGTGCCATATAATTCGCTAATTACCTCGGAGAAGAATTCGCGACTAAAACCATATGTGTCCATAAGGCTGAAATCTAAAATTCGGAAAGCGTCTTTTATTTCGGCAGAAACCAGATAACCGTTCGCATATCCTCTATCATATGGTCCGCCTCTTATATTAATTCTAATCCACCCATTAGTTTCGCTTCTCGAACCGTTCTTAATTGAAGTCATATATATATATGTTTTGATAAATATATATGATTTATAATACTTGACTAATTATCTATTAAAACATTGTAAAATTGTAGAATATTATTAGCCACAAATATTATAAAAATTAGGCCACCCATTTTAACTAGTTCGGAAATTACACTAACGGTATCCTTAAATCGTGTAATATAATCAACTATAATTAACATTGTTCCTGTTATAAAAGATAGCATGAAACCTAGTTTCAATGGAGTGAGCAACATTATCAAAAAAAACCACAATTGAATTAATAATTTATAAATAAAAATTTCCAGAAAATATTTGTTCGCAAGTTCGGGATTACTACCCACAAGGGAGATATATATGCCATAACTATCGCTTATCGGGTCGCTTATAATTAAAGACAATAACGCACTCAATATTACCATTTTGCTCGCACTTGTCGCATAAAACCCGACCAACAACCCCATCATCGTTGAAATACCACTAGAAATACCGAATCCTTTCGCACTAAACCTGTCCATTTATATTATTCTTTTATATTTTTCCATACGAGTATTGATTGTCATTTACAACTTTAATACTATAGGTTGTCCTTAATACTTTTTACCTGTTCGGGCGTGAGTGATTCGGGAAATATGACGGTGAAATCTATTACTAGGTTGCCGACATTTTCATCGCGCTTCATTCCCATTTTAGGTATTAACTTCCTGTAACCAGGAGTTATTATGTT